CCCAAAGGGCGCGCGGCCAAAAAATTCGACAGTCGTGCGATCAAAAGCCGGGACCGCTCACGCGGTCCCGGCCATGCCGATTACTCGGCGGCGACGGAGTAAGCGTCGGGGTCCTTTGCCTGCGTGACAGCATCCGCCTGCAGTTGCGCAGTCGGCCCTCGTAAGTCCTGCGGCGTTCGCATCAATGCGGGCAGCCATCCGGTTCCGACCAGCAACTGCTCGGCGGCTTCCGCCATCTCCTGTTTCTTCATGTCCGCCATCCGGTCAGCGGCCTCGTCGCTGACAGCGTCCCGCACGGCGGCAAGAATGTGCGTCTTGGTGACCCGACCGAGATAGGTCCGCGCGGTCGGTATCCAATGCGCGGTCATGTCGAGCGACACGGCCTCCGCCAGCCTGTCCGCCGTTGCCACCGCACGGGGCCTACGCTCCGACGGCAGTCTCACGGAGTTGGCTGTGAGCGCGACGCAGTGCGCGAACAGCGCCATGCGGCTGTCATGGTCAAGGTCCACGACAAAGGTCCAAAGAGCGGCCACGTCGCGCGGCATCTGCGCCGCCCAACGGGCGTGGTGATCCGCCCATGCCCTCCCCGCCTTTGTATCCTCGATACCATCCGCATGGGAGGCCAGCATTGTGCTGACCGGACGGATATCGAGAACGTGAGCGTCCGCACCGCGATAGAAGATTTGCGCGGCGAGTGCATGGGTGACGGCCACGATGGCGACTTCCGGTTGCTCGCTCAATGCGAGGCGAAGCCCGAGGGTGCGGTGCGCGGTGAGGTCGCGGATCAGGATGTCTGACAGCGGCTTGTGACCGTCGCCGTCCTCGTCCTCCCCGTCCAAGCTCTCACCCTCTTCACCGTTCGGGGCCGTTCCGCCGTCCTCATGGACGGTGTGACCGCCCTCGCCTTCGCCGCTCACTTCCTGCGTTTCCGGCTCCGGCTCCTCGTCCTCGGCCCGTACAAAGCCGCGCTCGATGCGGACAGTGCCGTCATGGTTGAGGATGACGAAGGCCCCGCAACGCGTGATGTCGGTGGTATCATAGGCCTGACGCTTCGCCTCAAGCCGCTCAATCTCGGCTTCAAGCTCGCCGAAACGCGCATCGACTTCATCAGGCAGTTCCTCGGCGCTCTCATGTTGCGCCGTCAGGCTGTCGAACTCGCCCCTCGCGGCATCCAGGGCGGCCCGATCTTCCGCCAACAGGTCCACTGCTTGCGGATACGTCCGACGCAGCCCGTGGCTGTGGGGGTAGTCGAGATAGACTTGCGCCCATTTCCACCCCTCCGCTTCCATCAGGGCGTTGGCTTCGCGCCCAAGCTTCGCCACGACCAGCATGTCGAGAAGCGCCACGTCCTCGAAATAGCCGCCGCGATCCTCGGTGAAGAGGTCACGCAGGATCGTGCCACCCACTTCGGTATAGGCCTCTGCGCCGACAAAGATCGCGCGGCGATCGGTGGCGGCAACGTTGGTTTCGGTGAGCATGCGGCGGATCGTGCTGGCATCGCGGTTATGCGATAGCCGCTCGTAGGCGGCCTCCTGCCGGGCATGGTCCTCCGTGATCGCAAAGGCCATCAACTGGTCGAGCGCCAGATCGCCGCTACGATAAATTTCCATCAGCTTGGGCGAGACCGCGCCCAAGCGCAGGCGCTGCCGCACCACATGCGGTGTCACGCCGAACCGGGCAGCGATTTCTTCCGCGCCGAACCCGCGTTCGTCCGCGAGCTTCTTGAACGCCTCGAACTGGTCGGCGGGATGCATATTTTCGCGCGTGACGTTTTCGTCGAGGCTGATTTCGTGGGGGTCGTTCGCTGTGTCGATGACACAGCGGATCGGTTCGGTCTTTTTGATCTCCTTGCGCTTGACGCGCAGAAGCTGGGCCAGCCTGCGGCCTTCGCCGATAGTGACGAAATAGAACCCGGTTGCCGCGCCATCCGCATCCAGTTCCGGCTCGACGACAAGGTTTTGCAGGATGCCCTTCGCGGCGATGCTGGCCGCATAGGCCTCAATCGACGCCTCGCTGTGCGGCGTCTTGCGGGCATTGTTCGGGGATTTCTTGAGCTTGTTGAGCGGAATGAAACGCTCGGTTCCGCTCTCTGCGACGATTTCGACATTCTTGGTAGACATGATCGATCTCCTTTTAGGGCTTGGGTGCAGAGCGCACCTGCGCCTGCACCCCTGCCCGTCGGCGAGACCGGGGTAGCAAGGGCAAGGGCGGCCGGGGCGGAGGGGGATCACCCGGCCTGCACAAGCGGATTCCGATGGTGGCAGCTATCCGGTCTTGACGTCCGCGCGGAAGGTCGGGGAGACCGCCCCGGCCGGTCCCGGAGCTTCCGGGACTTCACCCTTGCCCGCGCGAGGGCGGAGCCCTTAGCTCCCAAACAGAAAAAGGGCGTCTGTGCCGCAGCGAAGCGAAGGCCAGTCGGCAGTCGCGAGACCGGTTAAAAAGGCACCCGAGCTCGGGGCAGTGATAGCGACGCCGGAATGAAATGACGGCGGGACCCGAGAGCGAGTGCCTCCGGCGAGCGACACAGTATTGCGCGAGGGATTGACGCCGAAGGCCGAGACGCAGCTTTGCGGCTCGGTTCATATGTGGACGGCCCCCGACTTGCAAGGATAGGTTGGGGTTACGGCGATCGGATCGCTTGCGCTCATATGTCCGGCCTACGATGGGGTCTGCGACCCTGGCCAAGATGGGCTTCGCGAACAGTGAGATCCAAACACGAGAACGGCATTTGCTGCCGGTGAACCGAGCGGAAAGTCCCCCTGTTCGGCTTGCGCCGATCACACCACCTCTTCTATTCCTGCAAGTTCCAGCCTTAGCGCCAGACCTCGCGGCCTATCGCTAAACTCTGCATTCGTTCGTGCCTAGGTCGGCGTCGCCATCGGCGCCGAGCCCCCAATGGGTCGGTAGCGCTCGCCGCTGATCATCAGCTTCCATGCGATCCGCGCCATCTTGTTTGCTAACGCTATCGCTACGAGCTTGGGTGGCTTCCGCGCGATCAAGGCTTTTAACCAGGGCCAAATCCTATTACCGCCTCGCCGCAAATCGCCAATCACTGCCGTGGCACCTGCCACCAGGACGCTTCGCAACATCTCGTCTCCTGCGCGTGTGATCACGCCAAGGCGGTTTTTTCCCGCTGTTGAATGGTTCTTCGGTGTCAAACCGAGCCAAGCTGCAAAATTTCGTCCTGATTTAAAGCTATGCGCATCAGTTACCTTGATCGACAGCAATGTCGCCCCAACCGGACCGATGCCGGGAATACCAGCAAGTCGCCGGCTCATCTCGTTACTCCGGTGGAGTTGCAAGAGCTTCTTGTAGAGCGTAGCGATCTGATCATCGACGCGAGTCAGTTCTCCCGCCAAAGCCTCCACCAACTCCATTGCCAGATCGGGAACTGTCGCGTCGGCCCGAATATCCGCCAGCAACTGTCGAAGCCGCGAAAGACCTTTGGGCGCGGTAAGGCCGAACTCGGCCGCGTAACCGCGGATCGAATTGGCAAGCTGAGTGCGACGACCGATAAACTGTGCTCGCAACTTCGTTAACATCTGCGCTGCTTGCTGTTCGGTGCTTTTGATTGGCACGAAGTTCTTGCGCAGCTTCGGTCGGCTCGCCGCTTCACAAATTGCCTCCGCATCCGCTGCGTCGGATTTACCGCGTTGTACATATGGCTTCACATACTGGGGCGGGATCAGTACCACCTCATGCCCCAGCGCTTGCAACTCCCGCGCCCAATAATGCGACGCACCACAAGCCTCCATCGCAAGTTGCGCGGGCGGAAGATCGCTGAAGAACTGCAGAAACTGGCCGCGCCTCAACTTCCGCCGCAATATCGGCTGCTCGGCCGAGTCGACGCCATGCAACTGAAAAACGCTCTTTGACGTATCAATACCTATGCGAATAAGCTTCTCCATGGGCGGCCCCTATGTTTGAGATCTTCGACGACCTCATTCTGGCACAGGTGATGCCGTAGGGGGCCGTCCACCCCAACACGAGAGCCCGGTGCGGTTCACCGCACGCGCCATAGCGGTGACCAGGATTATGAACGGTTCCAGCATTGATTCAGTCGGCGACGCCCCACTGGAGAAAAATGAGCTCGCAACCAATGCAGCGGATAAGAACGAAGCGGCGGCCGGCTGCTGTCAACTGCTCCACCTGGGCCGCATGGTCCTGGTCAGTGGTCGAGACGCGCGCGCAACCGTAAATCACAGGTCAATTGCGCAACGGACTCGTGCAACGGGCAAAACCCCATCCTAAACGAGCGCGAGGAGATGTTGCATAAGCTTTGATTTGTGCAATAGGCCGGCCGGGCCGCCCCCGGTGGGTGCCACGGCCCTCGATCAGTGCCTATTAGCGCTTTTCGCTTGCCCTTGTATAACGAAAATCGTCTTCTATATGATAGGCCATAATCGTTGGAGGCATCCATGAAGGATATTATCGTTCCGGCTCAGATCCGGGCTGCCCGGGCCATGATGGAATGGTCGCAGGAATATTTGGCCGAAAAGTCCGGGGTAAGCCTGAGCACCGTTCGCGATGTCGAAAGCCAGCGCCGTCCCCTGGATACGTCCGCGGCGGCGGAAATCCACCTGGCGCTGGAAAATGCTGGCGTGATTTTCATCCCCGGCGCAGCCAACGCCGGCCCCGGCGTCAGGCTGGTCGCCGGCCGCCCGCAGGTGATTCGGCCCCCAACAGTGATGACCATGTGGGACGGCTTGCCCTTCACGGTGGAATGGCAGGGCAAGGCGGTCACGGTCTACGTGTCCCGGGAAGCCATCGATGACCTCGGCCGCTTTCGGGATCCGCGCCCGAATGCCGACTATCTCAAGATTTTCGACAAGTATCGCGGCAGCATTCTGGACGCGGTGGCGAAGGCGCTGGCGGCCGGCAAGGCCACCAACAAGGGGCTGCGCTTGGTCTACGACGACATTGCGCCGGAATGACCGTTGGGCTGCGAGGGCATCCAGCGGTTGGCGCGTTTCGCGCGCATTTAACCTCGGCGGGGTGGATGCAGACTGCATCCGGGTGCGTTGCTGGGTCGGCCAATGTGGTGACATTGGCAGGCCTCACTCGACTCTCTTGAGGCCACCATGCCAACCAAACAGCGCCTAGCCGTCAAAATCTTCCGGATCATCGAAGGCGAGGCCGAAGGGCCGCTAGCGATCTGGGTATTCCTGGTTATCGCCCTGGCCGCGATCGGGTTCGCGGCCTGGGGCTTGCGGTGGTGATTGCTCGACCTATTTTCTGGCGCCGGGCGAACGGCGATGCTGCAATTAACTGCAGCGCCGGAGCCGGAGCGGAGCGTCCGGCGCTATGTCGCTTTTTTCCCCGAATTCAACCATCAGGGTCCTCGTTCTCGCTCGAGTCAATATCGGCTTGTCAAAAGGGGCAGCTCAAACAGTCGCGCGCGAAGAAATAATCTTCGCTGGTTTCCCTCATGGCGCGGTTTATTTCCGCGAGATTTTGTTCGGTGATCATCCCGTCCGGTGCGTTATTTACGAGCGCCAGGCGTGGCGTGAGAGGAATGATGCCATGAGATGGCACGTCCGGGACAATAAACTCGCCAGATTGCGTTCTAATAACTCCCCACCCCGTCACGCTGGTAGCAAAGGAGTGGGCCTGTTGGCCTATTCGTATTTGAAGCTGGGCGCCGTTGATCAGGCGAGCGGGCATATTCCCGTTATTTCTCGTGAACATGTAGTTGTTCTTTTCGAGATTTTCTTCCTGCTCCTTCGAAAGGTCGTTGCCGGCAATCCCGTTTAGCTGAACCTCATGCTCTTCAAGGTCTCTGTAGCGAGTTCGCGTGTACCAGAGCGCATATTTAATATCGATAGTTGCCTTGAACTCCGGCGCCAGGGTTTCGACCTTTCCGTCAACGATCGGGGCAACAATCCTTTGAAAGGCGTCCTCGATACGCTTCATGTAAACCTCGGTGCCTTCATCCCACGCCCGATGAGCGCAAAAGATGGGATTGTTCGGCTTCGCGAGGATAACCTTGGCGCGATGCAGTTGATACACTGACACCCGCCCTCTCCGATCCGTAAACCGCTCAATACTCTTCGAGGGGAAAACGTGCTGACTGATTGTCAATCTGTTCGGGTTCCTCGGCCGTGTTTTTTCAGCCCTCACCCTCTTTCGCTGCTCATTGGTTCTTAAGGGTTCGGAAGCCTTCGCGAGCGTCACGGACATCACTGCGGCTGCAACATAGGGTCCCTGCGCCGCGCTGGCGACCTTGATTACCGGCATAGTCGTACCTTTCACTCGACCCCTGAACCTACTTACGCCCAAATGTCGCTCATGCAAAAAGGGCCGCTACGCGCCACCCGTCCACATGATCAAGCTGACCGAAACGCAAAGGATCACGCCCTACAAGTGGGCGCATCCAAGCGAGGAGAGCTGAGGCCGGCACCTCTGCATCCTAGATGCGCCGTATTAGTGTCGCGACGAAGGGAGACGCCTACCCCAACGGGGGCACAACCCTTTGGTCGAAACCGCCAGTCCCGGCGTTTCTGATCAGGATTTCAGCATCTCGTGCTGATCGGGCTTCGATCGTCCAGTGCCAATACAGCGGCTTTTCCGGTTCGCCGTAATTGATGCCAGGCGAGGTTTCGCGCACGGTGAAGCGCTGTAGCGCAGCTTTCATGGCTTGCGCCACTGGTCGGGTTTGCCTTCGCTCGTGTGACGGACGCGCTCAACGAGTGGCGTACCCGTCGGGTTAAACTCCCTGGCACGTTCGATCGCTTTAGCCTGGGTGGGCTCAACCGCACTTGCCCGCTCAGAATTGCCCCGGCGCACGGCGAAATCGCCCTGCGGCCGTTTTTCAACAAACAACTGATCTTTCTTCATAAAAATCTCCGTTCAGTCAAAAACTGGGGACTCAACGGAAATGAATTTAGCCACGAAAGCGGGTTATTTCTGGGCAGGCTGATCTGTCCGCTCGATCACGCGCGACCGGCTGGCAATGACAAATCCCTTGCCTTGGCGTGTCATCGTCGATTCGTTTTCTACGCGAAACTCGGAATATTTAGCCGCTAGGCCTTCGGCATACTGGTTGTCGTTGCTGCTGAGAACCAGACTTTCGGCACTTTTGGCGATCGTGGTGTTGATACGTTCCACCGTTTCCAGCGTCACGGCGACAATCTCGATTTTGCCCAGTGGCGGTTTTTCGAAATCGAGGGCCATGTCGCGCACTTCCGGCTTTTTGCTCAAATCGCACATCAGGCAAAGCTTTGGCGTAATCGGTAAAATCTGAAAGTGATCGCGCTGACCCCGCTTGCTATCGCCATAACTGGCCGGGTTATCGCTGGTGATAAAGTCGGTGCCAGTGTTGTTCTCAAACACTTGCCAATCAGCGTTATAGAGCTGCCAGGCGTACTTCATCGCATTGGCCGCTCCGAATGCCCGAATTTCGTCAGAAGACGTCTCGATCTTTAGCTCTCCGCGGTCCATCGCCTCGATGCCCTGAGCAAGCAAGTCCTCGGGTTTGCCATGTTCAGCCGCGAGAATGTTGCGTGAGCGCAGATTTAGTTCGGTTAGCTTATTGTGAAGATCAATGCCGACGCGCTTGAATGTCGGCGTGCAGATTATAAGGTTGGCCCAATAGCCGGCAATGTGCAGCTTGTCCGTATCCGTTGGTGTCTTTGCCTCAACAGCCGCGACGGCCGCATTCCATTCCTTTTCGAACGTAGCCCTGAATTTTCCGAGATACTTTTCGTCTGTGAGGAAATCCGGAATGATGTCGCCGTCCAGCTCGTGGCAAATGTCTTTCGGAGCACAGGGAAAGCTCTTCCCGTCCGACTTTCTGAACGCGTGGAGTTTGTCCGTGTCGCCAGCAAAATGTTTGAGATAGGTCCGGGCAACGTAGTGGTCATTCGCCATCGCCGTTCCTCCGCTCTAGCCCATTATCGGGCAGAGACCGGTTTAGGTCCATGGAAGTCGTCTTGCCCGCCTCTGGCGCGCGCTCAAGCCCCTTGCCCGCAGGTGCCGAAGCGAATACCTGGAACCGCACGCAGGGCCTATGCGGGATCGAGTGCCTCCGGCGAAGAGTCCAATATCAGGCGTGAGGGATCGTTACCAAACGACCGATACGCCTGCGGCTCGGTTCGAGAGCCGTCGGCGTAGCTGCCACCCCCACCGTAACGGAGCCGATCGCACGTGGGCTATGCTCGACGCAATTGGCGGCTGCCTCAACTTCTCCTCATTATTTGTAGCGCGGAATTGATCAATTTTCTGAAGGCGGGAGAGCGCCGGGCCGCTTGTGCTACTTGATCGAGCCATTGATCGGGCTTCTTCGCCGGCATTGCGTGGATCAACTCAATTATCCGAAACTCAAGCTTGTTACCCGGAGAGACCGCTCCCGAGATCACGCGAGACATGTGCGATTGGCTCACGCCAAGTCGAGAGGCGAGCTCTGCCTGTGTTAATCCGCGATCTCTGCGAAACTTCTCCAGATCGTGCATAACCCGCTTCTTCTGCATTGCAATTTACATATTTTTACATATAAATACATAAATATACATGCTCGGATATCTCGGAGCAAAAATGAACGTTCCATGCATCCGGGCGTTGGTTTCCCCCGACGTTGAAGTAATTCCTGGCGTGAAATGGGGAAGGCCCGAGTGGGTACCCAGCGCCGCCTACTGGGCGGCGATGAGCCGCTTTGAAGGGGAGGATGAGGACTATGTACGCCTCGAAGCGACCCTAAAGGAGCAAGTCGGGTTCTGCCTTCTTGGCGGTTTCGGCATCACCGCCGAGATGAACCACGCGATCTACAGTCTACTCGACACTGAAGGAATCTTTGCCCCGGGTCGCGATGCCTCCGCGCAGGAGATAACGGTCTTGCTGCGAGAACCGGTCGCGGTCGGCGGAAAGCTCAAGCGGTACCGCTTCCCGAACCAACGAGCGGCACGTCTCGCTGGTGCATTGCGAAGGGTCGAGGAGGCGCCGCCCTGTACAGATGATCCTTTGAAATTTCGTCGCGAGCTGATTCAGATCCCAGGAATTGGTCCAAAGACAGCCTCCTGGATCACGCGCAACTGGCTCGGTTGCGATAAGGTCGCCATTCTCGACATCCATATTGTCCGCGCCGGCCTTCTGATCGGGTTGTTTGCACCGCACCAAAACGTCGCTCGGAACTACGAAGAGATGGAAGCACGGTTCCTGGAATTTGCACGGGCAATCGATGTAAGGCCGTCCCTACTCGACGCGGTCATGTGGCGATCGATGCGAAAGTTAGGCCGTACGTCGGTTTGACTCTAGCGAGCGACTCGCGCTCTAATTGTATCTTTGCATGTGAGGCAAGCATGTCGGGAAATAGTGGCCCGAGTCCGGGCAGCGACCCAGCAAAAAAGCCCAAAAGTGCCAAGGGGGGGGATCCAGCTGACCGCTGCGACCTCGAGTTTACAGCGGACCTGTCCGCCGTAAACTTGACCGTACTCCGCACCCTCAGTGCGGGCGCCGTCCTGAACGTCGATCGGGCATCGGTCGGCAACCTCGAAGCCGCCGTTTGCAAAGGCCCGAAGGGTGACGTGGTCGGCACCCTTGCTGCGATCGAAGGACTTGCAGTTCTGCTCGACTGCTTGCGGCGGGGCGTCGTCTATTCGGCCAAGATCGTCCGCATCCACGGAGCAACCTGCACCGTGCATGTACGGCGGACCGACAAGTGATTGTCGCCGGAGGCAGTTACCTAGAGGTCTGCTTGAGGCCGGACTGGAGAAGGCTCTTCGGCTCCGGGCTCCGTGCAGCTTGCGCGGTGGCGCATCTATCCCCCGGAACGAAGTTGTATACCTACTGCTTTACGGACTGGAAGGAGGACATCGAGCATTCGGCCGGCGCTTTGGGCTGCGAGGCGTTTGTGACGCCCATCGATCAGGCGATTTCATTCTCGTACGATCACCCGCTTTCCATCGCACGCCAATTTCCGCCAGCACCAAAGCAAAATCAGCCGCTGAACGTCACAGGCAAGACTGTGCTCCGGTTCGGGTTCGTAGAAGGGGATGCTGTCGTGCATGCTGAATACGCGGTGTACGATCCGCAGTCGAGCGGACCGTCCATTTCGTTCAGATCGAACGGATCCTCGGCACGGCATCTTGCAGTTGTGCTGAACGAAGACGAAGCGACAGCCACCGGATCCGAAGACGGGGCCCGCGCTAGGGAGCTCATGGAGCACCACGGTGCCGAAACCGTTATTATTAAACGTGGCCCTCGCGGAGCGACCGTTTACTGCCAGGACGGAACAAGTTCAGACATACGGCCGTATCTTTCCGATACCGTCTTCAAGATCGGCTCTGGTGATGTCTTCAGCGCGGCGTTCGCGCTCTATTGGGGCGAACGGGAAATGGATGCCGGCAGGGCAGCCGATCTCGCATCCAGAAGCGTGGCCCAATTCGTAGACGGCCATGTTCTTCCTTTGCATGACGCCGCTCTTGACGTAGGGAGACTTACGGCGGGCGCGCATGCGGGAGAGCGTATCTATCTGGCGGGGCCCTTCTTCGACCTTGCTCAACGGTGGATGATCGAAGAAACCTTCAAGACGCTGACGAAATTCGGTGCGAGCGTGTTCTCTCCGCTGCACGAGGTGGGCACGGGCCTCTCTATGTCCGAGATCGCTCAGGCCGATCTGCAAGGTTTGCAGGGCTGTTCAAAAGTTCTGGCGCTTCTAGATGGGATGGATCCGGGGACTGTATTTGAAGTCGGTTACGCTCGATCAATAGGTATTCCTGTCGTCGCGCTCGCAGAAAGATATGAGCCCGAACATCTAACGATGATCGAAGGTTCCGGATGCGATGTAGTGCATGAATTCACGACGGCCATTTATCGCATTCTTTGGACAGCCGGACGATGAGAGTGCTGTTGTTCTCTGGCGGCCTCGACTCTTCGGCGCTTGCCTGCTGGAAACGTCCCGACGTATGTCTGACCATTGATTACGGGCAACGCCCGGCTCCAGGCGAGATCGCGGCAGCTAGGGCGATTTGCAATGAGCTATCGCTGCGTCATGAGATACTTTCAGTAAATCTAAGAGCACTCGGATCCGGGAGTCTTGCAGGAGAAGTCACAGCCGCACTTGGGCGCGCGGAAGAATGGTGGCCATACCGCAACCAGATGCTCATCACGCTCGCCGGAATGCGCTTCGTGAACGAAGGTTTGCGAGAGATTATGATTGGCGCTGTGCGAACTGATATACATGCCGACGGTAAACCACCCTTCATACGCGCCATCGATAGGCTGATGTCGGTGCAGGAGGGCAGCGTTACGGTCTCCGCGCCAGCCAAGTCGTTGCATCCTTTGAAGCTATTGCAGGCATCCGGCTTTCCCGAGACGTTGCTAGGACTGACGTTCTCCTGCCATGTTATGCAGTATCCTTGCGGAAGGTGCCGCGGGTGCCTCAAACACATAGACACGTTGAAGCGAGTCAAGAGATCGAGAAGGCGCGCGGCTAAGGAGAGCGACCGATGAGTGGGATGAACCCGCTAAAGCCGAAGCCATCCGCGGCAGGCCGCCGACAAAGGGCGAGCGACGACGAGTGCGACCTTCGTTTTCGCACCGATCTTATGGGGGTGCGTGCTGCCACGGTACAGCACGTGAGGGTAGGTGACGTCTTGCAGATATCATTATTGCGCGACGGTGCGATGCGATCGATCGTATGCCAGACTCGGACGAACGAGACAGTCGGATCATTGTCGGCATTTCCCGGGCTCGTCCAGTTGATTACTTGTATCGAGACTGGCGCCGAATATGCGGCCCTTGTAGAGAAATCGACCGCCCGATCATGTACAGTACTGGTCTCACGGATCAAGCAATGATTGTCGTCGGAGGAACGTACCTAGAGAAATGCGACTGGCCCGAGAGAGAGTTGCTGATGGGGCCTGGATCGCGCGCGGCCCTGGCCATTAGCCGCCTTTCTAAAGGAAGCGAGCTCTACACCTATTGTTTTCCCAAGCATCAACCGGATCTCGAAGCAACGATGGAGTCGGAAGGCGTGCGCACGTACGTGCGTCCGGCGACTGATTTGATAACCTTTTTCTACAGACACCCGCTAACGTCTCCTCCGGAGCAGGAGCCATCGGACGTGAAGGTCGCGCTGACTGACCCTTGGAAGATTTCAGGAAAGACTGTGCTCGCATTCGGGTTGGTGGAAGCGAGAGTGCAAGTGAGCGCCGATCGAGCGGTCTTCGAGATGTCGCGTGATTTCGAAAACAACATTGTTCGGGGAGAGGTGAAATCCCTTGCATTGATCGCGGGGGAAAACGACCTGTCTGCGGATTTCGTGGACGGCATTGACGATCGGGACGCCGCCGCAAGGACTATGGTGGCAAACAACGCGGATATGATGATTATCCGAAGACAGGCCGGCGGAGCCGTACTTTATCACGGAGAAACCAAAATCGAGATTCCAGCATATACTGCAAGCGAGTGGTTTAAGATCGGGGCGGGAAACGTATTCTGCGCAGCCTTCGCTCACTATTGGGGAGAAGCCGGCCTGGATCCGAAAACTTCCGCCGATCTCGCATCGCGAAACAGTGCGCACTATGCGAGCACGAGGACGCTACCGCTGCTGGAAGCGGCCGCGCTACCCACAATGAAAGTCTTCAATCCGGCAGCTGAATGTAAAATCTTTATAGCTTCACCTTGCTATTCGATGGCGCAGCAATGGTTGCTGGATCAGGCAATCCAAAGCCTTCGCGCACTCAATGTGGATACGAGGTCTCCCTACGACCTTGGGCTCGATGGAAATCCGGTCGAGAACGATCAAATAGCGGCCGTACTGGAGGGATGCAAAGCCGTACTGGTCCTTGCAGAGGGCGCTGATATCGCCTCTGTACTCGCGGTTGGATTGGGGCGCGTTCGGAAATTGCCTATCGTCGTGCTTGCGGAGGAGATCAAGCAACCTCGCCTTGAGCTTTGGCAAGGGACCGATTGCGAGGTTGCACACGATTTCGCAACGGCAGTCTACAGGGCGATGGTTGCGGCACGAAGGGATGCGACACCATGAGGCCTCCCAAAATCCAGTCGCGTAACGAGCGCCAGTCACAAGGAGCGAAATTAGATGCGCCGTCCAAACCGGTCATTGGCGATCGTGTCGCGCGATCGCAAGAAAAATGGAACGAATTCCTCTCATTTCTGGACAGGCACATGCAGTCCCGCTGGGTTTTCCGGGGTCAGCCGTCGGAGGCCTTCGATCTTAAGCCCTCCGCAGGACGTGGCGAACGGTACGATCCTCTTTTCGAAGAACGCGTGTTTCGGGTCTTCAAGAAGGATGCTCGGCTACACATGCACATTCCGGAGACGAACGACTGGGACTGGCTTGCCCTCGGGCAGCATTTCGGTCTGCCCACGCGTCTTCTAGACTGGAGCATGAACCCTCTTGTCGCATGCTTTTTCGCTCTAGCTGACGAACAGCATAAAGATAAAAATGCCGTCGTATATGCGTATCCGCTGGATGAAAAGCAGATCGTAGACCCGAGTACCTGGCCTTCGCCGTTTCGGATTGATCAAGTCGGCTTTCTTTTTCCCTCAAGCTTGGCCCCCAGAATATCTAGTCAGCGTGGCATCTTCTCGGTGCATCCTCGTCCGAATGAAGGTTGGAGGCCGGAGGAAATCGAAGGCCATCGCTTCATCATTCCGGCGGAGTTTCGCTTCACCTTCCAGCGAAAGCTGTTTCGTATGGGTATAGACCCGGCGCACATATGGGCAAATCTTGAAGGCGTCTGCGGTTCGTTGAAATGGCAGTACGACAAAAGGGTGGGCATTAGTGCGGCCGGCATATAGGAGTGCTCAATGACGCAAAACGTGCCAGAGTCCACCGAAAAGGCGCGAGCCATAGCCGCCGCCGTCCGGGACATCGAACTAAGCACGACCGATGCTTGGAGTGATCTGAACATACTTTCATCCAACACGCACATCGAAGCGATCGAGGTATTCGAGGACGAGATTCGGCAAACCGACGACGGGAGATTTGAAGGTCCGATCAATATTCACGTAACTCTTCAATATCCGGAGAATGTGACCATGTCTGAAACGTTCCCGGGTCGCTTCGAAGGAGGTTGGAAGGGTAATCGGCCGTCCATAGAAAAGGTTGCTGTCGACACGAGCTCATTCTACTCATGAAGGCCGACGATTAAACAATCACCTTTATTGGGTTCAACCTTTCGCAGCCCATTCATAGAGCTGCCACCTCTGTAACACGAATTGGGGTCAAGGTTGCAGAAAGAGCCGCAAGAACTACTGCTGAACACCGCGCGAGCTACTCACGGTCCACACTGATTGTTTCGCTGGCGAGCCTAGCTTCCAGGACAGCACGGTATTTCGGATCGTCACAGGCCTCGATGGCATCTCGGAGATCTTGGCCTGCATTTTCATCAACCAACTTGAGTCGAACTTCAAAGCGATGCGCCAGAAAAGAGCTCCGGTATTTCTGCGTCGGCGGAGTGACCCCGGCGATCGCCGCGTCGATCAGTGCCAACGCCTCATTGACTTCGCCGAGGTCAAGCCTCGCCTTTGACAGCCAGTATCGACTCCACAGTGTCGGTTTTGAGATTTTTTCCAGGATGACGATAGCATCGGAAGCTCGACCCATCTCGATCACGAGCTGGCCGTGCTTCTGAAGCATGAAATCGTTCGGCGTCTCAATGGCCTCGAAAAATGCGAGTGCGTGCACTCGGATGGTGCGGTCCCCCGCCGCTTTGGCAGCTTGTTGAAGGATTTCGCCATAGGCGAATCGGTCCTGATCATGGGAGACATCCGCAGGCGTGCGAGCCGGCAGATCCCGCAGAACCTTCACAAAGCGGTTCGGGTCGTGCCAGATCCAATGACGACCAACTGATGCAAAGGTCTGATACGCCTGCTCGACCCCGGCCGCCGCCGCGTCACGGATCGCGCCTTCAATCGTGACGGCATGGTCGGCCATCAATCGGTCGCGCCACTTGCCCTGCCCCCAAGGCAGCGCCTCCACGGCCGCCAGTAAGACCGAGTTGGAGACTTCTTCGGAAGGCGCGCCCAATATTTCCGACGCGAGCTGAGCTGCCCGATCCGCTTTCCCAACCTCACGGGCGTAGATACGGATGAGCTGCAGGCGCGAGGCGTGAAGTGGACTCGGTCCGGCCAAGACGCTTTCGAACAGGTCGCGCGCAGCGTCGCGTTGACCAAGAATGTTGAGGGCCTTGGCCCGATGGTGATCGATTTCGGCAAGTTGTCGGTGCGACATACCTCGGTTCGCGGCAAGAATATCGAACGTTACCAACCGATCTTCCAACCTGGCCTTGGCTTGTTCGAGTCCCAACGTTTGCTTTTCGTGGCGATACAGACCTTCCACCGTTTCGATGATCGCGGTCACGTCGGTAACGGCCTCAGACCCACGTCGCCCTCCTAACGCGCGTGCGGCAGCGACGGGATCGGGCAGTAGTGCCGGATCGACGTCGCCCGGTTCCCAAATCTCCAAAAGGGCAACCTGGTAGGCCGACCGCCTTTCACCCGACCTGAGGAGTGCTTCGAGCTTGCGTTTCATCGTCATCGCGAGCAAATGCAGGGCGAGGCCATCCTCGCGCGCGACCGCCGCGATATAACGTTCGAGTGCATTGTCGAGCTCAGCGGACCGGGCATCAGTTAGCCAATCCTGACCAAGCAGGCTGGCGAATACGATGTCGTGCAGGCGCACGGTCGAGACACGGTCGACGGTCGTCAGCCCGTTATGATCAACCTTGCGAAGCCCCACGGGCAGCAAGACCTCCCGCAGGAAACGTCTGTCGCACCTAGCTTGGCCTGCCCATGAAAACACCGTCAGCTCTTGGCCGAGTGTCGCGTGCAGTCTTCCCAATATCCGGTCGGCCAGCCGCTGGTCGCCGTCCTGAAGCTGTCCGACCGCCGCGCAATCGGCGGCCACGTCGTCCCAAGTAGCCCCCTCGCTTACAGCTTTGTTCAGAAGGCCAATACTCAGCGGATGGCCGCCGACCGTCTCCCAAATCGTGCCGAAAACGGGCTCCGGGCAGCAAAAAGTCAATCCTTGCTCAAGCAAGGCTCGCGCTTCGGCCGACGTCATCATCGGAAGCTGATATCCGTCGACGACCTCGGCGCGACAAGTCACCAAAATGTGCGATCCGGGCCCGCATAACGCTGCCAATTCGCCGACGGGGAAATCGGTGCTTAAGTCGTCGATGACCAAGAGGCAGCGGCGGCCTTTCAGCAGCCCGGCGATATTCCGGGCTTCGCCGCCACGAAGAAGTGGCGCCGCGCGGAGATCCTCGAGGCCGACGAGATCGCTACCCTTGAGCCAAATCGACAATTCGTAGTTCGCCCTCTTCGAAGCGACGAAAGCCGCGGCTGCGTCGGACTTTCCGCTCCCTCCGATGCCCCAGATGGCGATGCGGCGAGTCCCGCTCGCAAGCCGACGGTCGAGTTCAGCCTCGACTTCCAGGCGGGATACGTGCCGGTTGTCGGGCTCAGGAACGGTATGGCTGGCGGCGAACTCGTCGCGAATATGCCTGAGAACCGGGAGAAAAATGCCCAGCGCCTCGATCGCAGTGTCGCTGATCAAGAGATGGTCGACGATGATCTCGGCGATGCGCCGTGAATCGTACAAATGGATATTCTTATCGCGTAACTTCGGCTTCGACTTATTCTGCTCTACGAAAGCTTCAATCTTGCCCGTAGGGGCCCGCTGTGATGACAATAAAAAGATGTCCTTGGCCTTCGGGTGCAGCTTGTGCACATGTTCAAGGTCACCTGTCGGCTTGTCCATTTTGCCTGTAAAATAGTCCTTGTCGCCCGAATACTCAGCAGCGATGTCGCCCATGTCGTCCTTCGTGTCGATGGTCCCGCCGACCGGATTCCCCAGGACGTTCAAGCCGCGGTGGCTGAGTGGCACCCCGAGATAGTGGTCCATGAACACAGCACCGAAGCGCTCAAACGTCGCGCCAGGGCCGATGACGCGCATTGCCTCAGCAAGCCGCTCGATATGGTTGTTGCGTAAAGATTGTATCATGCAGGCGCCGGGAACCGGTAAACCAATGCGGGTCGGCGACGATGCTATTGCTTGTAGGTAGCTGTCGGCAAGGCGGCCCGTGCCTGGCCGCGGGGGGGGGGCGAGAGACCCCGCTCCAAGATCGCATTCGCGCTACCATGCACGTCCGATAGCCTCTTCAAGGTCCTGGCGCGCCCGTCTCTATTTGCATGGTCGTTCTCAAATACTCACTTGTTTTGGGATCGACCGAGACTAAACCAAAGTCGGTCAGGCCGTGTTCCCGACCGAACAGCTCGATCTCGGCCCCATCCTGACCGCAGCGCAAGAGTTTGCCGGTGGCGTCGAACGCTCCCCAGCAGCGGAAGCGACCCGGATTGTCCGGGTCGATCGAGCCAAAGATGCGTTCCGGCATATTCCAGCCCGAAAAGAAGGTGGCGGTAGCGCCGCCTTCCCCTTTGAAGCCCGCGCTCACTAGGCCGACCGCATGCCCGTACTCGTTGAAAACTGGCCCGCCGCTCATGCCGCCTGGCCAATCGGCGTCGATCCGAATGAGCGGCCAAGGCCGACCTCGCGCACCATCGGCCGGCTCGATATCGATAATCTTCCCCAACGATCCATATAGATATTGCGATATCGGTCGATCTGCGCCGCCGTTTTCAAGTGGAGAGACATCAAGATCGGCATAGCCTAGCGCCATGACATGTTCGCCAATCCGCGGCCACCAACGGCGGAAATCGACCTTAAGGTATGGTGTTCCGTCCTCGCTGGACGTGGGCGGCCTGATCCGAATTACCATCAGCTCGGTCAAATTACGCAGCCGCGCGGCTCCAAATGGTGGCTTTTCGATCCGAAAGAAGCTGAACGAACCAGCAAGTGGCCTCCAAGCGCCATCTGGTATCGGCGTGAGGCCATAGCCAAAACCGTCAAGCTCCAGGGCGGCTAACCTGAGATTTGGCTTGAGGACAATCTCCGAGCCCACGCCGTTTGCGTCAAACAGGTCTTCGAGCACGTGAAAGGCGGTTGCACACCGTGACCACGGATCGATGCGAAAGGCGGTGCCATGGCCTGCCGGCCGATCGTTGGCTGCGCTTGGATCGAAGCTGAACAAAGGCAGCACACACGACCGGAACTCGACATCCTGTACCAGGAACAGCCCCCGCGCGTCCGTTGTTATCCTCGAGGGATCAATTGGAAATGCCATCGATGGTCGTATCCTCGTGTGGATCGAAATTTGGCTGCTGGATGAACCGCCAGAGGGGCAACGCCTGACTGCGGTACTTGGTCTGAACGAGCGGTGCGAACCAGTTCGGTCGGAGCGGCGCCCTGAGTTGCACCACCGCGCCTTGATCGATCGTATGCTCTGCATAGTATCGGGCGAACATACGGCTGAGCGTACCAACCATTTCAAATCCCTGGTCGGTTGGCTCTTTAGGCTTCCACTGGAATTCGATTGCAAGAAGGCGATCTTCTTCAACAACCGCATTGGGACCGTCTTCCTTCCACTCTCCGTGCTGCATGAACACGAAGGCGATCTCCTGCTCAACCGGATCGATCACCTCGTCATCACCGCTGAAAATCTGCACCCCACCGATCACGATAAGGACTTCCCCATCGGCAGCTATGCGGCCTGTGCGCACTGGATCCATTGTGAGGCGAAGACGAATTGGTGTCCGCGTGCCTATCATCCGATCGCCGAGGCGGGAAAGCTCATTGACTCGCATCGCGGTTTGCATGTCGATATCCATTCCACCATCGGCGCCAATTAGGCGATCCGGCGAAACCAGCGTCCACGTCGACCAACGAGCCCAGAAGATCGCGATCTTTAGTTCTGCGCTGGTCGCCGCGGCGTAGGCCGCGAGTTCACCATAATAACCTTTCGCGAACAGGCGTCGTCGCTGCTGAAATGGATCAGGCTCATAGACATTCTTGACCTCAATTAACCAATGTGCACCGTCGTTCAACACCACGCGGAAATCGGGTGCGCGAAAGCCGTCTGCCGGGAAAAGCCGGCCGGCATCCTCAGCCTTCAACAGTCTGAAGTCTCCAAGGCTGACGAGAAGCGCCTCGAACATCGCCTCGGCACGCTGGCCCTGTAGGAGAACCGGATCGGCGACAGCCCGTTCGACGGCGTCGGCGACGTGTGCTATGAAGGCCGCTGCGGTCGTCGGATCGCGCAGCGATATCTTTCGCTCCAAGCCGAACTTCCCAAACTCAGCGAGAAGATCAAACGGTTTCTTCATCCCGATTCTCTGCTATTTAGTCTTTCCAATATCGATTGTGATGACAGTAGACTAAGTAGGAAGGATGATACGTAAAATCATCGGCGAGGATGCCAAAACTCTCATACAAAGCCAAATTTCGGCGCATCGCGGCGGCATTGCGCATGCACTCTCGCCGTTCGACGCCAAGAGCGCGTTCTTCGCGTGGTTCGACACGTTCCGCGCGATCGAAGAGTTCATCAACCTACCCTTGTTCGGTCTAGACGATGACGCGCTCGAACAGTCGATTATCAAGCTTCGGCTCGATGCCATCGATCCGGCGGCCTTGGCGCAGATTCGCAGTGCGCTGGTCAAACATTTCGGTGATCGTTTCGCCCAACGGTTCGTCTCGACGGTGCTGCAGGCATCCGCGATCGGCGCAGCGTTTCGTCAACATGGCCTTGATGGGGCGGCGGCGGGATTCCAAACAGTCGCTCACGCGATCGGTTACTTCCAATCGCGGCGGCGGCATTTAGTAGCGCTGCTCTACACGCTGCCCAAAGCCTGCCGTGGCAGGTGCCCGCTTCCAAGGCTGGATACGATGAACCAGTTTCTGCCGCAGGTGGAGCTTAGTGGCCTGACGCTGACCGGCCTCTACCAAAAACTCATGCTGGCGAAGGTTTTTCCGGATTTTGCGCTCCTGCTTGATGGTCACGGCTTCTCCGCCAATCATGACTATGAACCGCTCGATGCCGCATTCTTGGACCCTGAGCGCGCTGGCATCATGGAAATGCAAGCGCAGATGCCCGACAAGTCGGTCCTCGATCGGCTGGAAAGCGTGGAGCCCGGATTGATCTTCTCGACCGCTGAGCTGCGTAATAATATTTGCCTGATCGAGGCGGCCTATGCCGAGTTCGACCTGGCAAGCTCGGCCTTCGCCCCTATGGCCAACTTCATTCGCGACTGCCTCGCGGATTGCGAAGACAACTATCTAATCAAGCTGCCGGCCAATAGCTTCGATAAGCTCGTTTCAAATGCCGGTCTCACTACGGTAATGCGCGGGCAACTCGTTCACCGAGGTGGCGACTATGTCGTCAATACCGACGTGTTCGCACCCTTCGTCGAATTGGAAGGCATTTTTGTCTCTTCGGTCACCCTGTTGAGCCGCTTCCTCTATCACTGGAAGACGGTGTGCCTGAACCGAGTGCGTCGCTTCCAGATCCGATCCGGCTACATCCTGGAGAAAAGTGTGAAGGCCGCGCTTGCCGAGCAGGGCTTCACTGTGACCGACATCAAGCGGATCAATCGAAAGGAGTTCGACGTCGTCGCGGTGCTAGGCAAGGTCATCTTCAATGTGCAGTGCAAGAACAACCTGGTCGATCTCACGCGGGTGGAAACCGATGCCGCCCGTTTCGCCCGCTACAATCGGCATCTCGACCGCTATTACGCGGCCGCCCTGGCCAAGGAAGAGGCGCGCGAGCAACTGCTGAAGAACGAACTCGGCTTGGCCGAGGTGAGGCACGTGGTGGTCAGCCGCTTCCCGGTCGCGACCACCAATCCGCGTATCATCCCTTTTGGCCGCATTGACAGGTTCAGATCCATTGTCGGCAAGCCCTGAAGCCCGAGGTTACCGGTCGCTATGGTCGTCGCCGATCCAATCTTTGTGAGAACACGCCCGCGCCACCTGCGCGGTAGCCATTGCAAAGCGGTCCATCGCTGAAACCGCTTCCTTCATCTCACAGGTGCGAAAGTACAATAGCTTCTATAGCCAGAAGATCCGTCTTTGTTTTTTCGACTATGGCAGCGGTACATACAACGCAGAAGATTGGGCGGGCCGTAAATCCGCCCCTCTGTTTCGGAATATGAAAGCAAATGTGACCAGTCGCGACGCTGTCGTCACAGCGATCACACGTTGTCGCCTTACCACAGGTATGGACTGCTGGCGTACCCGTCGACATCGTTAGAAGTGAAGGAGTCTTACCCTTTGGCTTTGGCTTTGCCATTCAATATCCCCTTGTACCGACGAGTTAATGTATTAATCACATTTTCCAAATTGCCCAATGCCCCCTCAAATTCCTTCGTGCTCCACTCTTTGCGCGGCTTCGGGTTGATTTTCTTGAGCTCTTTGTTGATGAGGGTGACGCAGGCAACGAAATTGTTTGTTGCTGCTACGCCCGTGTTGATTAATTCTCGTCCACCACGGCTAATCTCCAGCCGATTTATGAGCAGATTCGCAGCCCGGTTTACTTGGTCGTTCAGCCCCTTCTTCCTCATTTCCCATTCGCGCTGAGGAAGTACTTGATATGGTTGCGCGGCCTTCGATGTGGCCCGCGCGGTCGAGCGCGCCAGGACAATCTCCTCGGCCTGCTCAGGGTCCAGCCCAAGCCGCTCAAGATTTTCGCGAAGCTCTTCGATGATGTCTTCTTGTTCGGCCGAAGTGAATTGCTCCTCGATGAGCGAGTCCACGATTTCGTAATTCACCACCACTGGCTCCGATAGCTTCATCCTCGCTTCGCCGGTCTTCACATTTTCTGGCGGTTCCGGTTCTTTGCCGCCAATTATCTCTTCCCAGAATTTTTGATCGTCGCTTTCGAAAAGTTTGAACTCGCGAAGCCGTTCATCCAAGTTCATACCCGCATGCGTCACCACGTGTCCGTAGTTGTCTGGATGGCCGGGGGTGTTCTGAACTACGACCCGAAGTATGCGTCCGACGAACTGAATGTACGGCGCAAGGGTGCGGAAGGGTCTAAAAATTGCCGCGACGCTCAGTTTCGGATGGTCAAAACCTTCGCCCAACATCTGCACCTGGACGATGCAATCCAATTCGCCACTTGTCAGGCCGCGCTTCACCTCAATCTTTTTATCATCATCCATTTCGCTGTAGATCAGGTCCGCCTTGAAGCCTCGCGCTTCGTACATCGCCGTAATGCTACGCGCGTGGTTCACGCTGCATGCCACTGCGATCAGCTGGTGGGCCGTTCCGGTCTCGCGCAGCAGCTCCAGCTTTTCGAGGCTGTTATCGACGATCGTTTGATTGCAGACGTCAGACAGAGCGATGCCGCGGCTGAACCAATCCTTCTCCTTCATGGCGAGCACATCGTCCAACGTGTATACTTTTGTCTCTCCCTTTGCCGTGAACTCCAATTCTGTCGGAGCTGCATAGGACGCCTGGATTCTCTTGATGTATCCTTTGAACGTCGCCTTTTTGAAGGGATACCTGTACACCAAGTCACCTTCAATTTCCTGGCCGTCTCCTCGAAACGGAGTCGCCGTCATATTAATGACGCGGGCAGCCGCAAAATGCTCCAACACTTTTTTCCAGCTTTCGGCTGGCGAGTGGTGAGCTTCATCTACGATGATGAGGTCGAAAAAATCTTTTGGAAAACGGTGAAGCCATTTTTCAGGATTGGTGGCGAGTTGGTGAACGTTGGAAACTACGAAATGTGATTTCTCGCAAACCGAAATGTTTCCAGTATCCAACGTGGTGGCAAATGGCCCGCCGATCATTGCCTCGTCCGACAGAATGTCACGTTTGCGCCAGAAACACTTCTGACGGTTTGTGACGTCTAAGGATTCGAACAGCCCCTCCTTGATCGTGAGATTTGGGGCAACGACAAGCACTCTTCCTTTCGCGATTCCGAATGGGGCGATGGCTGCGATACCTGACTTTCCACATCCGACAGGGATTTGAATGATTGCGGTTTTCCCGCCCGATTTGAAGTACTCGTATAGCTCTTCATACGCCTCGACCTGCGGCTCTCGGAGCTGCAGGTTTTCTTCGATATGAGCTGACGTTTTCAAAAAGTATTGTTCAAGCGGAATATTCGACCTGACCCAAGCGTCCAGGTCCTTCTTGCTGAACAGCCACTTGCTTCCGACCTTGTTCGAAGGGACGGTCCCCTCTCTTGCCAGATCATAAAGCGCAGTCTTGCCGAGCTGCAGATACCGGGCTGTTTCCTCAATCGTCATCCATTCGTCGGGCATTAGCTACCTACCTTCCTTGTCGTATCTTATCAGATGATACCATCTGATGCAAATTACTTGGAACTAGAGATTGGTTTGTACTGTAAAACGGCCCTCACAGGGCCAAAGCTCTATTTAGGTTACACGACTTAGACTTGACCAGTGGCCTGGAATTCGATTACTATTTATACAAGAATGGCCCTAGGAGGGCTAAAATCACATGGATTCCAATCTACGTACACTTGGGCCCGCTGAATCGAAGGTCGTGCTTTCTCTGCGGGAGGAAGGCCGTAGCGTCGTCCGTGCGTCCGACATTCTACAAATCCTGGGCTCAGGGAATTCGGCCCGCAAAGTAATCCGCAATCTCCTGCGCAAAGGTTGGCTCTCGCGGATTGTCGGCGGCAAATACATGCTGCTTCCGCCAGAACATGGGCCGGACAATCTTGGCGAGAACAACATCCTCGCGCTTGCAGCCGCCGCCGTCGAACCATCCTACATCGGATGGTGGTCAGCTGCATCCTTTCATGGGTTCACCACGCAAAAACCAATGACGGTTTTTGTGGCTACGTTGCGTCAGACCCCTTCCCGAACCATCGAAGGAAGCGACGTACGCTTCATAAAGGTCGCGGCGCGCAAATTCTTCGGACACAAAACGTACAATGTCTACGACCGCTCCGTTTTGATTTCGACGCCGTCAAAGACGCTTGTGGATTGCCTCGACCGGCCCGATCTTGCTGGCGGCCCTTCCGAACTCGCGCGGATAGTTCATGCTGGGCTTAACAAAATCGAACCGGAAGAGGTTCTATCGGATGCTCTTACCATGAAGTCGAAAGCGTTGATGCAACGCCTTGGGTTTCTTGCTGAGCTCGTCGGACGGCCCTTGCCGGAACATGTAAGGGAGCGTGTCCGCGCCTCCATTCCCAAAACCTACCGTTCGCATTTCGGACGGGAAGACCGCAAGGATGGCGATATCGGTTATATCGGCAAATGGGGACTTTACATGAATGCTCGAAAACAGGACTTACTTTCCGAGGTACCGCGCATCGCTCGAAACGAGATTCGTTGATGCTGACAGTTGCGGAACTCCGCCGAGTTGCCGCGCGCTCAGGCGCGCGTGACATCACCAAAGTTGAGATTGATGTCATCCTCACCCACCTCCTGCAGCTTTTTACGGAGAAAGGCATCACGGAACACGTCGCGTTCAAGGGGGGCACTTTGCTACGCAAAATGCATTTCGGCCCGCGAGGCAGGCTTTCCACGGACCTCGATTTCACGGCCCGATCCGATCTAAGCCAAGATGACATCATGGTGATGATGCTGGATGCGCTGAGCGAACCCTATCACGGGCTGAGCTTCACCATTGCGGATAACGACTGGTACTTGACCGATGACGGCTGCGCCGCCAACCCGGTTTGTGCGCATGAAGGCAATCAAACCGGCGTTAATATCAAACTTCAGATCAGCATACGGGAGAAGCCAGTTCTTCCGATCGAATCCGTACCTCAGCTGCATCAGGAATACTTCGACTCCTTGGGCTTCAAGCCAGCCGCGGTACCTTCGCTCGTCTTCGAAGAGGCGGTCGCCGAAAAGATCAGGGCCGCCAGCCAGCGCTCAAAGATTCGCGACCTGCACGACTTGTCGGAGATATCTGGCCGAGAAATCAATCGCGACCTCATTCGATCGCTCGCCGTCATCAAGCTATGGAACAGCGGGGGCGCGGGCCTCAACTACGATAACTTTGCTAAGAAGATCAGGGGCGGCGGCGATTACGACATTGCCGATCTCACGAACCTTCTACGCAAGGATCAAAAGCCCGATCTCGATGGCATGATGAAACGGGTCGTCGACGGATTTCGTTTTTTGAACGATCTGACGGAAATTGAGCGAATTCTCGCTGCGGACGGCACTAATCAGCACCGCAAGAAAGCGGAGGAGCTCATTGCGTCGCTCCAGAAGTAAGGTTTATTCGCCCAGACGCATCGTTATTTTTTCTTATCGATACTGATTTCCCGCGGGACGTAAGGTTCGACGCCTAGCTGTCAGTCTCGTCATACTCCACGAAGTTGGCTTGGGTTTGATATCGGCCTCTCGCACTGCTCCGGCAGGAGTGCCCAGTTTTTGTTCGGAAGTGGCGCGCCCGAAAAGATTCGAACTCTTGCCCCCCAGCTTCGTACTCTAGTGGTGAAGTGTGGCCCAGCCGGCGCAGCAAATCGTGGCGTCGATGGCGGCGCTCGCAGAGGGCCTCTGATCACAATTGAGTCATTACGTCGCGTCCAACCCCGTCGATTTTGCGCTGCAACTTTCCTCCTGCCGCTTCCACGACGCTTCCACGGACGAAATTTCGGGCCAGAGTTCGTGCAACAAAAAGCCCTCGAAAACGGTGCGTTTTCAAGGGCTTGATGTCTGGTTGCGGGGATAGGATTTGAACCTATGACCTTCAGGTTATGAGCCTGACGAGCTACCGGGCTGCTCCACCCCGCGTCAAGGTGTGGCGCGCTTGTATGCGGCGCGTGGCCCAAACGCAACCCCTTTTGTAACAGATTGATGTCGTTCGATATTCCGGGCCGTCGGGGCGCGAGATAGGAATGCGAACCGCGCCTGCTCCGGGCGGGAGCGATCGGAGCAGAATGCGCATTCGGCGGCCGAACAAGGCGCGAACTGTCGTTCGAAGCCGGGAAGGCGACGGACACAGTGCGGACACGAAATCGCTCCTCCGGGCGAGCCTGGCGCCCATCGGTCCCTGCCCTTTCCGCCCGGTTTGCGCCCGTTCCCGCCATTCATAGGGAGACCCGCCGAGAGCAACTTGCTGACCGGAAATGACCGCGGCTGAGTAGCGCGGAAAGGGTAGAAAGCATGAAGGCGCATCTCACCGAACGCTATGTGAAAGGGCTTCAGCCGAAGCAGAAGAACATCATCGTCTATGACGAGGAGGTTGTCGGCTTCGGTGTCCGGATCACCAGCGGCGGCACGCGCGCCTTCATCCTGACCTATCGGATCGAGGCGCGGGAGCGTCGGCTGACCATCGGTGCATGGCCGGATTGGTCGGTCACCGCCGCGCGGGAAGAGGCCAAGCGCCTCAAGCGCGAGATCGATCAGGGCCGCGATCCGATGGCCGAACGGGACGAAGCGCGGGAGTCGCCGAACGTCCGGCAACTCATCGACCGTTATCTCGAAGAACACGCGTCGAAGCTCGCGAAGCGCAACCGCGACGATCAGGCGTCGATGCTGCGCAAGCTGGTCGAGCCCGCCTGGGGACCGCGCAAGGCTGCGGAGATCCAGCCCGATGATGTTGATCGGCTTCTGCGCCAGATCGCCGGTGGCACGCCGGGAAAGCGAGGCCGCAAGCCGACGCCCGTGCGGGCGAACCGGCTCGGCGAAATCCTGCGCAAGATGTTCAACCTCGCGATCCGCTGGCGCATCCGAACCGACAACCCTGCCGCCGGGTTTGCCCGGAATGCTGAAACGCCGAGGGACCGTTATCTCTCATCCGATGAAATCGGTCGGCTGTCCGCCGCGCTCGATGCCCATCCGAACCGGCGCGCCGCCGATGCCGTGCGGCTGATCCTGCTCACCGGCGCGCGGCGCGGTGAAGTTCTGAACGCGCGCTGGGATCAATTCGATCTCGACGCCGCCGTCTGGATCAAACCCGCCGCCACCACGAAGCAGCGCCGCCTGCATCGCTCGCCAATCAGCGCTTCCGCCGCCGCGCTGCTGCGCACGATACGGCTGCGCGTACCCGAAGATTGCGAATGGGTGTTTCCGGGCGATGCCGAAGGCAAGCCGCTTCAGGACATCAAGCGGTTCTGGGAAGATGTCCGGGCGGAGGCCGAACTGCCCGCCGTCCGCATCCACGATCTGCGCCACACCTTCGCGTCGCTTCTAGTTTCGGGCGGCATGACGCTGCCCATGATCGGCAAGCTCCTCGGCCATACGCAAGTTCAGACAACGCAGCGCTATGCCCACCTGCTCGACGATCCCCTCCGCGCCGGGCTTGAACAGGTCGGCGATATGCTGCGAGCGAAGCCGAGGCTGGTTAGCGGAGTGGGTTCCTAAAATCCTCAAGCGGAGAACCGGGTTCTTCGATAGAGTGGGAGTGGCCCACAAACCGATCCACCATGCTGTTTGCCACTTATGGGATCAATGTTGATCGCTGTTCGCCTGCGGCGTGTCATCATCCAAACCTTCACCATATTCGAGCTTGCGCATGGCGATGTCGGACTCGGCATCTTGCTGAGCGGCAGCGATCGCGTTCTCAAGACTTCTGATATGGGCCTCGGCGAATCGCCGCACCGGTTCGCGCTCGTCTGCGAGCCATGATTCAAGACGTTTCCGCTCCGCGATCATCGCGTCACGATAGCCGAACTCGCCGTGCATGACGCCGGTCTCGCTAAGTGCTGCGCGCACGTCGCGAAGGAGTTTGTCGTCGACAGGCAGAACTGCGACCATCTCCTTCAACACAGTAAAAGCGACATCTGCACCGTCATAGTTCGACATCACGTCGATAACGAAATCCTGCGCCCCGCGATCACCGGATTGGGCATAGGCGATCAGCTGCGCGATCACATTCTCCGGCAATTCCGGAAACATCTTTGCAACGACGCGGGCGCTCTTGAACCGGCCTAGAAGTGGATCGGCGCGATGCCAATCCAGCGCCTTCGGCAAAAGAACCGCTCCGGACTTCTGCATCGAATGGTGCAGACGGCTAAAGTCATGCGGTACTGCTTCAAAGCGGTCGTCGACCAGGGCATTCCCCTTCTCCGCCCGCTCGCGTTCGAGGCGCGCCCCGAACACGTCGATGATTTCGCCAGCATGCGGCTCGCCGAAGGCTGCGAGAATTTCCTCAGCGCGGAAGTCGATCTTCGGAAGGTCGCGTATCGCCGCGAAAAGAGCCGTTCGGTTGGCGTCGTCAAACTGCGCAAGGAGTCCGGAGCGCTTGCCCCAGACCCAAAGGGGCTCCGTCCATCGATAGCGGCCACGGGCGCTCAGGAACGTCAGCGCGTCGATCGCGAGCCTGCGCGCTAGTGGCAACCCGAACTCATCGGGGCGTGCCGCGCACGCCTCCAGCACCTTATAAACTGCTCCGTCATCCTCCACACCGATGGCAACGCTCGCGACCTTATCCAGGACATCAGGTGCCGCCGGCTCCGCGTACCGGATAAAATGGGCAATGCCACTGAGATCATCCCTGCGATCGATCGCTGCGTCGATCCACTTCAGCGCCGCGCCACGATCGCTCGCGTAGAATCCGCGTAGAATGCCAGGCCTGAACCGCAAGAGCGGCTGATCGTGGCTTCTATCGATCCACGAAGTGGCGATTGCCGAGGACTTCTGTGCGATGTCTGCGATGAATGCACCCAGTTGCGGAAACATCGCCAGATCATCGGACTCGATCGCCGCATAGCCGTTGAGCCGATCAAACCACTTGTCGGCTGTCTGGTCGGTGACCAGCATTAGGTACTCGGCGGCGCGCTCTTTGCGGAACGCATCCTTGGCCGCGAAATCAACATTGGCCTCATCCTCGTCCCACTCGTAACAGAAGACCGACTCGAAGCCGACTAGCGTCTTGAATATCACGTACTCGCTATCTGCATTGAACAGCTCACGCTGAGCTAGGGCAGCAGCTATGACGGCGTCTCGCGCCGCACGTACTCCTTCGTACTTAAGCGTTTCGGCCGGCATATTCTTCGCGCGTCGATAGTGGAAGAGCGTAGCGTGTTCGATCGTTTCTTTCAGAAGAGCGTCAAGATCGTCAGCTTGCTCGCTTAAGAAGCCAATGACTGCGCAGGTGTCTGCGAGCACCCGCTCTAGCATCGTATCAGCGTATCGCCCCTGCGTCGGCAAGCGGGTCGCTGATTGCATGGCAGAGTAGATTCGGCGGCGCTCCACCTCACTCTGTGACGACTTGAACAATTCCTTGAGAATGGCCAACGCGCGATCTCGAACAACACGCATACGGTCAGACAGGCTTACCGAGCCGGTTTCCCAGGTGAACGTCGTCGACGAGCTCGTAGTGCCTGTGACCTCTGATTCCAAACATTTCCCGGCGATCTCAATCATAAGCGGGCGCGTGCTGGCGAGCCGCTCCTGCGGTGTAGCCGCAATGGTGTCGAGGAGGATCTCCTGCACGGCTGGGCCGTACCGCCGCCAAACATTAAGCGAGTGTCGGGCGAGCTCGCCGACAGCGGTCACGACCTTCTGCTTAAGCTCCGACGCGTCGAACATGAGATAGAGTTCGACGTATGCCGCATAGGCGTCCGCAGGCTCGATGTATCGGATATCCGAGAGGATGCTGATGATTTTCTCCAGCACTTCCACGTGGGTGCGCCCCGACATCGGCCCGATAGGCGTATCCATAGGCATGACAGACATGGCGGCAGCCCTGCGCGCCGCCTCGACGAGCACAAACCGGATTTCCGGCGCTGCCGCGGCCACGTCGTCGACTATCGGCAGAACGACCGTCGCGTATTGCTCAAGGAGTTCGACGCGGACGTTGTTATCGGCTGCATCTCGGATCGACGTGAGGATATCGCGCTCGACAAGGCGTTGGCCGCTCACGATGTGCTCGAAATCGTTCAACACCTGTTGGAATTCATACCCCGCGCGCAAAAGGTATTTCTGCTGGATATCGCGCATGCGCTCTTTGATCTTCGCCATTTGCGCTGCGCCGATGCCATCGAGCTTAGGACTCTTGTAGATCGTATCGTGCGCCGTTTCCGACCAAGCGTGATCCAGGATTGTCTGAACCTGCACCTCGCACTGGAGACCGGCAAACCGCTTGTACTCGGTAAGAGCGACGCGGCTGTCCTTCAGGCGCACGACATAGTTTCGGCCTATGAATTGCGATTGCTCAGTCTCGCCATCCCGGCGCGGATAATGAATTTTCGTCCGCTCCCAGACGATCTCGAAGTTCTCAAAAAGAATGCCTGAATTATTTAAGCGAGCCATGTCGCTGTTCGTGTAGACAACGATGCGCACTCCAGCCAAATCCTTCACTTTGGTCTCGATATCGGTCAATGTGCCGCAGAGCTTCTTCTTAACCTCTGACGATGCCTTCGCGCGCTTCTGAATGACTTGGACGCGGATGCTGCCGTTCGCTCTCAAAGCAGCGTCCATTATGGCCGCCACGACACCAGCGAAATCGTCGTACAGCGACTTTCCGGTATGCTCGTATTCATCCAGTGTCATCAAATCTAAGCCTTTTGCTTGTGCATGCCGATGATTTTTCTACCTTTACTCGCCTGCGGATACCAACTCTCTCCAGATCGCCGACACCTTCCGCCGTACCGTCCGCTCGTCGGGTGGCGCGAAATCCTCCCGGCTCCCGAACCAATCCATCATATCGCGCACCAGCTCGCCCTGGCTGACCGGCATGCCATGATCGTGCACGCGCCGCGCGATGGCGCCGGCGAAGGCGTCCCAATCGTGCTTGGGCGGCGCACCCGGCCCGCCCGGGCGCTTCGTTGAACTGACCGCCTTCGTGCTGCCTTCCGCCGCGCCCGCGTCGAACAAACCCCAAGCGCGTTCGCAACGCTCGAACTCCTTGCGCATGATGATCACGTCCGCCGCGGTCACGGGCACGCCGTCAACCGGACGCGCGATCCATTCCCACTCCGCTTTCTTCGAGCGGCGGAAGCGCCGGACCAGCGCGGGCTTACGCGACGCGCCGTCGCGCCGGAACAAGGCAACTACGTCCGCGCCGTCGATCTCGACGATCCCCGAGGCGACCTGCTTGTCGGCGGTTTCGACCGTCGGCAGCAAAGCGGAAAGCGCGATCTCGCCGTCGATCGCCCAGCCCGCGATGTCGAGGGCGGGAACCTGCCAGCGGATCGCCGTGTCGGTAACGGTCAGGAAGGAACGGGGCGGCGCCGGCATCTGTTCGAACTCGCTTCAGGTCATGGGATCACGGTTTGCTGTTGGGATTCCTTGTGTCGCGGCTTCGCCGATACAGCGTGACCACGGCCTTGATGTCGCCGCGCAAATCGGGTGGCAGGCGGCCCGCCTCGCAGAAGAGATCATCGAGCTTCACTTCAAGGATGGCGGCGACGCGCTCGACGAGATCGTCGCGCGGCGGGTTTTCCTGTTCGCGCTCGACCCGGCTCCAATAAGCGGGCGAAACGCCCAGGCGCTCGGCGAACTCGTTCAGGCCGAAGCCTTTGGCGTTGCGGTGGAAGCGGACGGTTTGACCGAAGGCCATCAGTTGGTCCTCCCGGGTTCGAAACGGCGGCCGATGAAGCCGCCCTTGGCAAGTCGCACCGACATGAAGGCGGCGGTAACGCCGAAGGCTTCGGCGAGATCGTCAACCAGCAAGCCCAGCGTGCCCTCGCTCGGATCGAGATCGACGAAGGGCACGGAGCGGCCATCGGGCGCTGCGCGCCAGCGGAACGGCAGATCAAGGGCGCTTGCGTGCTTCGGCAGCACGCGCGCCAGCTTGTCGGCCGGAACCAGAAACGCGCCCATGAACTCGTCGGCCCGCCATTCGACCCAATCGATCGGCGCGCCGGGCCTCGCGATGGCGGGCGCGGCCGTGGTGCGAAAGGTGCGCCGGATGTTGCCGCCCATCGCCGCCGGCATGTCGAAGACGGCGTGCGCGAACTCGTGCGCGGCGGTCGAACGGATCACCTCCGGCTGGTGGGCGAGCAGGCTGGTGTTGATGCTGATCATCACCGTGTCGGGCAGCTCGGGATCGTTCTCGCAAACGCCGAGCGCCTCGTGGCCGTTCTCATCGTGGATCGGTCGATCGAGGCCCCAGGATAGGGTGATCGGCTTGCCATTGACGACAAGGCGCGCCGTCTTGGCGATCAGCGCCGCCACATCGACCGGCCGCGGCTGAACCCCGAACAGGCGGGGGCGGATATCGCTCGCGATCCGCGCAATCGCTTGGGCGCTCAGGCGATGGGGATCGCCTGCCGCCGTGCTTGCATAAGCGATGGCTAGAACCATCCCCGCCTCCCTTCGTAACCCAATCGGTCAACAGTCAGTTCTTGATATGTTCTTTCTATCCGAGAGTCGAGTCGTTTCTTCGGTGGCGACACTGCGCGGCTGTGGAAGGGTTCGAAGGCGCACCCCTTCGGTCTTGACGGATTGAACCGGGCAGAGCCTCCGTTTGCTGTTTCCGCCAGTGTTTACGCCCCTATTCGGTCCGTCTTTGCGCCCGTGGCCGATTGTTTCCGCCCGGTTTGCGCCCGTTTCGACCCTGCCTGACGCCGGCCCGCCGTGGTCCCTTTGCGGTCATCGGAACCGCAAAAGCACAGGGAAACGGGCATGGACGATCAAGTTAACGCGCAACGAAACGGGGATGCCTCCGGCGCCCTGATGCAGGGCTGGATGGGCCGGCGCGAAGTCGCTGAAGCGCTCGGGATCTCGGCCGCCACGCTGCAACGCTGGCAAACCCGGCGGATCGGCCCGCCGCTCGTTCGGATCGGCCGCCGTGTCTTCTATCGCGCCGATGCCTTCCGCGAATGGATGATCTCGCAAGAACGCGGGCCGGTGATCTCCAAGCGCACGGGGTCTGCCCGATGATCGCGCCCCTGATGATCGCGGAACGGCTCGAAGCCCGCGCGCTCGCCGCCAACGCCGTCCGCTCCGCCTTCTATGAACGCTTCGGCGAACATCCTTCCGCCGATGATCGCCTGTGGCAGATCGATCCGGTCGCCCGTCTGGATTTCGTCGGCGATGTCGAACTGAAACTCGGCGTGGCCTTCCGCGACGAGGATGTCGAATTCCTCGAAACCCCATCCGATCTGATGGAACGCGGCGCCGAAATCCTGATCCGTGGGGGCGTGCGATGAGCAACCCCTTCGAACGGCACGGCATCGGCCATCTCTCCGCTTCGTCCCTCAATCTCTGGGCGGCGGAACCCGCGCTCTGGATCATGGAACGCCTGCTAGGACGGCGATCACCCTCCGGCATTCCCGCCGCGCGCGGCAAGGCGGCCGAGGCCGGCGTCAATCTCGGCCTGCACGATCCGGCGGTTCCCGTTGAAGCCTGCATCGCGGAAGCGGAAAGCGCCTTTGATCGCGAGACGGCGCTCAATCCCGATCCGCGCCGCGATGAAGAACGCAAGAAGCTGCCGGGCTATGTGCGCGGCGCGCTGGCCGAACTCCGGCAATACGGGTTGCCCGATGCCGACGGCTATCAGGGCAAGGTCGAAATCCGCCTGGACGATATCGCCGTGCCGGTGGTCGGCTTCGTCGATTGGCGGTTCTCGGCCCATGGCCTGATCGTCGATCTCAAGACCACGGAACGCCTGCCATCCGCGATCGGCGCGAGCCACGGCCGCCAGGGCGCGGTCTATGCCACCGCCCACGGCAATTTCGGGATGCGCTTTGCCTACGCCAAGCCCGCGCCGGCCAAGGGCGATGGGCGGCAGGTCCAGGTTCTCGAGATGTCGGGCGATGACGTGCGCGCGCACCTCGCGGCGCTTCGGCTGATCGCCCTCTCGCTCGGGCGATTCCTCGCCCTTTCCCATGACGCCCGCGAACTCGCGGGTCTCATCGTCCCGGACTTCGACAGTTTCTACTGGTCGGACCCAACCGTTCGCGCGGCTGGCCGGGATGTCTTCGGGTTCTGAACCCGTGAACCGCTCAAGGCTCAACGCTCAAGGAGACAAGCAATGGCTCTCAATATCGGCGCGTCCGGCGTCATCCGGCCTTATGTCAAATACAACGCCAAGTCGGACAAGTGGTTTGTCCGTGGCGAAGGCGGCGGCGATCTCGAAATCGCGCGTCCGACGTTCCTGCTCGACCTCGCCAACATCCGCACCGGCTGGCTGCATTTCGCGGATGGGCAAGCGCCCCAGCGCCTGATCGATCCGGCGCTCGATAAGGTCGCTCCGAAGCCCGACGAGACGTTCAAGCGCGGCTTCGTCGTGATGGCCTATTCGCCGAAATTCTTCGGTGGCGCGGTCGAACTGGCCTCGGCCTCGATCCATGTCTCGAACGCGATCCGCGATGTCTATGCGGTCTTCGAGGAACAGGCCGGACGCACGGAAAACCGCGGCAAGGTGCCGGTGATCGCCTGCACCGGCTCGGATGCGATGAAGGACAAGTACGGCACCAACTATCGCCCGAAGCTTGAACTGACGAAGTGGGTCGATCGTCCGGCGGAATTCCCGGACGCCTCGCCGGTTGAAGAAAGCGAAGTCTGGAAGGGCAACGTAGCCGCGGCGTCCAGGCCAGCGCCCGCCGGCCATGTTCCGCCGTCTGCCGCGAGGCCTGCGCCGCAACCGGTCTACGAGACCGACTTCTGATCCTTCGGCGCTCCCGGATCACCGGGAGCGCCGCCTCTTTGCTTTTCCCTGGACCCTTCAACGCGCGGGAGCGCGAATGACGACGCACGCGCCAGAAATCGAGCCCGATCGCGCCGCGATGCTCCGCCATGTCGAACTGGTGTTCGGCGGCGGCTTCGATGGCGCGCTCGATGGGCTGGTCGAACTGGCGTGGACCGATGCGGTGACCGGCTCGCTGCGCAACGCGCAACTGTTCGGCACCGATCAACTCGAAGAACTCGTTGACCGCGCCGCGGAGCTCAATCGCATCGAGCGCTGCAACGTCTATGTCGGCGCCGCGCTGCGCAAACCGGAAACCCCGCCAACTAAGCGCACGGCCGATACCGATTTCCATTCCGCGCCGTTCGCTTGGGCCGATATCGATCTTGATCGCGTCGATGCCGCGGTCCGAATGACGAAGGCGGCGGGCATGCCGGCGACCATGACCGTCGTCACCGGCCGGCATCCCCACACGCGTGCGCAGTTCTGGTGGCGGCTTGTGGATGCCGAACGGGATGGCGCGGCGATCAAGGCGCTGTGCGCGCAGCTCGCCCTCGCGCTCGGCGGCGATAGCACCGTTTCGAACCCCGGTCGCGTGCTCCGGCTCGGCGGATCGATCGCCTGGCCTCTCAAGCCCGGGCGGGTCGTTGAGGCCACCGAGGTCCATATCCCCGAGGACGATCGCCCGCCTGCCTATTGGGCGTCGGCGCTCGCGCAGGCCTTCGCGGCTCCCGCCCCGCTTCTCAACGCTGCTCCGGCGGTGTCGGAGCCGTCTGATCCGCCGGATGCGACTGCGCCTTCGAAGCCGAAGCCGCTCGATCTTCCGATCGGCAGCCTGTCGGTCGAGGCAACGCTGGCCGCGATCCAGCGCAACGATCACTGGCACCACAACGCCGTTCGGCTCGTCGGCAACTGGGTCGCGCGCGGATTGTCGAACGCCGAGATCCTCGCTTTCGCGCCCGCCTTGACGATCGGCAGCGCGCCGGACGGGCGAAGCTACACAGTCGATCAGACCCGTCTTGATCTCAACGCGATGATCACCGGCGCGCGGCGCAAGTGGAACCTGCCGAACCCGGCCGTGACGATCGAGGACAAGCTTCCGCTGCCGCCGATCGAGATTGAATGGGAGGATGGCGCAAGCGCCGCCATGATCCCGCGCCGCCGCTGGCTGGTCGGCTCCTTCGCGATCCGCGGCCATCTGACCGTGCTCGTGGCGCCGCCCGGTGCTGGCAAGTCCACGCTCGGTATCGCGCTGGCGGTGGCCGGCGTCACCGGCCGCGGCGAAATCGTCGGCGAAACCGTTCACGAGACCATCAAAGCGTGGGTCTGGAACAACGAGGACGACAAGGTCGAACTGCGCCGGCGCCTGGCTGCAATCATGCAGCAATGGAACGTCGCGCCCGCTGATCTGCGCGGCAAGCTCGGTCTCAACTCCGGCTCAGAGCGCCCGCTCGTCATCGCCAAGGCGACCAAGGACGGCGCAGTGGTGCGCCTGCCGGATATCGAAGCCATCATCGAGCGTGTTCAGGCCGAAGGCATCGGCCTCCTGATCGTCGATCCCTTCGTCGAGACCCACGAAGTCGACGAAAACAACAACGCCCAGATCAAGGCCGTCGCCGCCATGTGGCGCGAGGTGGCCCGGCGCGGCGATTGCGCGGTCGTCGTCGTCCACCACACCGGCAAGCCGCCCTCGGCGTCGCCCGATGCCTGGACGGGCTCGCTGTCGGCCTCGCGCGGCGCATCGTCCCTCGGCGGTGTCGCGCGGATCATGCGCACGCTCTTCGCCATGTCGCAAAGCGATGCCGACAAGTTCGGGCTCGATGCGGAGGAGCGACGCCTTTGGGTGCGGCTCGATGATGCTAAGGCGAACCTGTCGCTCGCGTCCGGTTCGGCGCGCTGGTTCAAGCGCGTCTCGATCATCATCGCCAATGGCGAGGAAGTCGGCGTGCTGGTGCCCGGCGATCCTTCGGCATGTAAGGACGAGCGGGATTTCGATCCGGCGCTTGATCGCAAGGTCGAGGCCGCGATCGAACGACACTGGTCCGAGGGCACACCACTCAGCGAGCGCCCCGAGGCGCGAGAGCGCTTCGCCCAAGCCATCCTGAGCCGTGAACTTGGAGCGTCGGCTGATGCCATTCGCGACGCCATCGTCCGCCTGCAACGGGCCGGCGCGGTTCAAACCGAAACCTTCTGCCAGCGAACGAAAAAGAAGGGCCTTCGGGTCGTGCCCTTCGACGAACGCGCCACCCAAGGAGACCTCGCATGATGCCGAAATCCAGCCTACGGAACCTTGGCGGAGACATCATACGGTTTGCGGAACCTTCGCCGCAAATCATTGAAATTGCTTGCGGAAGCTCTTATGCGGAACCTTTGCGGAAGCTGCGGAACCTTGCCCGCAACCTATTGAAATCACTGGCGGAGACGCCGCGGAACCTGCGGAAGGTTGGCCGGTGCGGAACCCCTATAGGTAAACCTATAGGGGTTCCGCAGTCCCTGACGGCCAACTGGGCGCGCGAGGTCGCGCCATGACCGCCGCCCTGAATCCGATGCCATCAGCCGATCTGGCGAAGGCCTCGCTCGATCGCCTTGATGCGGTGGCCTCCGCCATGGAACGCAAGTGGGGAATTGATCGCCTACCGAAGCTTGTCGATGCGCCGCTCGCCGTTCGGTTTCGATCCCAGGCCGAACGTCTCGACGAGGCGATCCGCATCGGCGTTTTGGCTGCGATCTCGGCCCAGGCCGAAGCGATGCTGCGGGCCTGGAACGCGCTTGATGCCGCGGCGCTCGCTGGCGGCTGGAAGCCGCTCGCGCCCACGATCTGGGAAGCCGCGCTGCCTGAAACCGGCGAAGTGGTCGCCATCGTGCGCGATGCGGACGAGGCCTTCGCGCTGGCCAAGGAACGCAAGGGCGCGGTCTGGACGCTCGCCGAAGTGGCGATTGCGATCGAAGCCTTCGGCGACACGGTGCGCGCGACGAAAGAGGCCTTCCCCGGCGCCGAAGTCACCGCGGTTCGGCCCGCAGGCACGACCGCCAAACTTGCGATCGGCTCTGCCGCGCCTGTCGTGGCCACAGAACGCGAGACGAAGCCCGCCCGCAAACAGCCTGCCCGCAATCGCCGAGCCCGTTCTGCGGGCTTCGCTGGGCTTTACGCGCCGCTGCTCGATCACCGCCCCGAGATCCCATCCACGAAGCCGCCGGTCGATTGGGAACGCGGCGACGACATCCCGTTCTAGCTCAGGAGGAACCTATGCTTGCCATCGCGCTTGCAAACCCCGCAATCCCACCAGCGCCCACCGTCTCGCCGCCGCCGTCGCGAACGATCCTCGCCCTCGATCTCGGCACCCGAACCGGATGGGCCGTGCTGCCGCGCTCAGGCCGGATCGCCTCGGGCGTCACCGAATTCCGGCCCGGCCGCTTCGAAGGCGCTGGCATGGCGTTCCTGCGCTTCGAGAAGTTCCTCGCCGATCTCAACCGCGACGCCGGCCCGTTCGACGCCGTCGTGTTCGAGGAAGTCCGCGCCCACGCTGGCACTCTGGCCGCGCAGGTCTATGGCGGCTTCCTCGCCCATCTCACCGCGTGGTGCGAGCGCAAGGCCGCGCCCTATCTCGGCGTGCCTGTCGCGACGATCAAGCGCCATGCCACCGGCAAGGGCAACGCGCCGAAGGAGGACGTGATCCGCGCCGTGCGGGCGCAGGGCTTCCTGCCGAAGGACGACAACGAGGCCGATGCTCTGGCGCTTCTCGCCTGGGCCATCGCCAACGACATCGGAGGCGCGCAATGACCAAGCGCCTGTCTGGACCGCTGTCGCCGAAAGAGATCGAGGACCGTTTCGAGGAGGCGGCGCGCACGTTGCGCCGTCTGCCTGACGACAAGCCGCAGGGCTATTTCAACGTTTGGCCGCCGATCGTGCGAACGACGTGGGAAATCATGGCCATGGAGCGCCAACCGATGAAGGTCTGGGCGACGCCACAATCCATCGACCGCATGGACGAATGCTTCGCCTGGCTGTTCTTGCTTGAACCTGACGAGGCGCGTGTCGTGTGGCTGCGCGCCGAGGGCATGCGGTGGAAGCCGATCTGCCGCAGGCTCGGCGTGAGCAGGGCGACAGCCTGGCGCTGGTGGGCGACAGCGCTGATCAAGATCAGCCATCGCCTCAAGGCCGACGACAAGCCGCGCACGACGAAGCCGAGGAAGCAGGCATCATGAAACGCCCCTATTCGCGCGCGCGTAGGGACGACTTGAACGCGCATTCGACGACGTGGGAGCGGCTTTCACCAACGCTCAACAGGCGCGCATCGACGCCAGTTCGTCGAACTTCGAGCGAGACAAATTCCGGGGTTTCCGCGATATTTGTTGGCATGATCGCGAGAGGTGCAGGCATCGACATCACGATTCCTCGCACCCTCGCATTCGAACGCTGATCCCGACGACAACGCGCATTCGACGCGCGCACCCGGCGCGAAACCGCCGATCCCCGCGCATCTTAGGTTCTTCCCGGCCCTCAACGTATGCGGGGGGCGGCAGCGCGATCCTTTGCTAGCGGCAGGTTCGCGAACCGGGTTCGCACTCCGCCCTTGAGGTTCGCGGGGTCGCACTTGGGTTCGCATTCAACGGAGACACAATGCTCACGATCGAGACCCGCCCGATTGCGCGGCTGATCCCCTATGTCCGCAACGCGCGGACGCATTCGGGCGATCAGATTGCGCAGATCGCTGGCTCGATTGCCGAGTTCGGCTTCGTGAACCCGGTGCTGATCGGCGCCGACGATGTGATCATCGCCGGCCATGGCCGCGTGCTCGCGGCCGAGAAGCTTGGTCTCGCCGAAGTGCCGGTCATCGTGCTTTCGCATCTGTCGGAATCGCAGCGCCGGGCGCTGGTGATCGCCGACAACCGGATCGCGGAAAATGCGGGCTGGGATGAGGCCATGCTCAAAGCCGAGATCGCCGCCCTCCACGAAGACGCTTTCGATCTCGATCTTCTGGGCTTTGCAGAGGAAGAACTCGGCCGGTTGCTCGATGGCCTCGACGCCGATGCCAGCGGCGTCAACGCGCCGGAGGGCGAACCGTCATCCCATGCCTCGACTGAAACCGGACGCGCCACCCTCGCCGAGCGCTTCGGCATTCCGCCGTTCTCGGTGCTCGATGCCCGCAAAGGCTGGTGGCAGGATCGCAAGCGCGCCTGGATCGATCTCGGCATCCGCTCCGAACTCGGACGCGGCGAAGGCGCAACCTATGGCGTCGCCGACGGCGTGACCGAACCCGGCCTCAACCACTATCGCAACCGGAACAATGCGGCGCCCGGCGGCTCACCCCGCCCGCTGGATCGCGGCTGGACCGGAAAGAAGGACAAGCCCGCCCATGGCTAAGGGTCTCGCCCGCACGTTCGGCCAGGATCTGATGCGCGGCGAACATCAGGTTGGCGCGCCTTCGAATGGCGGCGTTCTGATGCCGTCGCACACCTCAGGCGATCCCGGCTTCTATGCCAAGAAGCGCGCCCGCGAGGCCGAAATCGGCCGCGAGCTGACGACGGAAGAATTCCTCGCCGAGCACTACGAGGCGTCTGACGCACCGACCGCTTCCGGCACATCGATCTTCGATCCGGTCCTGTGCGAGATCGCCTATCGGTGGTTCTGCCCGCAAGGCGGAACGGTACTCGATCCCTTCGCGGGCGGCTCGGTGCGCGGCATCGTCGCCTCGCGCCTGGGGCGTCGCTACGTCGGGATCGAACTTCGGCCCGAGCAGGTTGAGGCGAACCGCGCGCAACTCGCCATCGCAGCCGATCCGTTGCCGGAATGGCGCGTCAGCGACGCACGCGATCTCGCCGCGATCGCCGCGGATGTCTCGGCGGACCTGATCTTCTCCTGCCCGCCCTATTGGAACCTCGAACGCTATTCCGACGATCCCGCCGATCTTTCGACCATGGACGAGTCCGCGTTCTTCGAGGCGCAGGCCGCGATCATCGCCGCCGCTGTGGCCAGTCTGAAAGAGGATCGCTTCGCGGTCTGGGTTGTCGGCGATGTTCGCGATACCCAAGGCTTCTACGTCAACCTGCCAGGCCGAACGGTCGAAGCCTTCGAGGCGGCGGGAGCGCACTTCTACAACGAGGCGATCCTCGTGACCGCCGTCGGATCGCTGCCGATCCGCACCGGACGCCAGTTCACCGCCGCGCGCAAACTCGGCCGCACCCATCAAAGCGTTCTGGTGTTCGTCAAAGGTGACCCCCGGCGCGCGACGGAAGCCTGCGGCGAAGTCGAGTTCGGCGAGATCGAGGAGGCGCTGTCGTGACCGCGCCGATCGTTCGCGAGCATGACGGCGTCTGGGTCGTCCGTGATGATCTCTTTCCGGGCGGCACGAAGGCGCGGTTCATGCCAGTGCTGTTCGAAGGCGTCGATGAAGCCGTTTACGCAAGCCCGGCTGAGGGCGGCGCGCAAACTGCGCTCGCGACCGTCGCGAAGGATCTCGGCAAGCGCGCGACGATCTTCGTCGCCGCGCGGGCGAAGCTCCATCCGCGAACGCTGGAAGCGGCAAGGCTCGGCGCGAAGGTGGTGCCGGTTCGGCCCGGCTATCTCTCGGTCGTGCAAGCCCGCGCCAAGGACTATGCGAAGGCGAGCGGCGCGCGGCTCGTGCCCTTCGGCGTCGATCTACCCGAAGCGATCACGCGCCTCGCGGATGCCGCGCTCGCGACCGGGCTTGACGCGCAAGAAGTCTGGTGTGCGGCAGGTTCCGGCGTGCTGGCCCGGGCGCTCGCGCAGGCGTGGCCTCGTGCCCGCCGCCATGTCGTTCAGGTCGGGCGCAAACTTGCGCCCGGGGACGTGGCGGGGGCGACGATCCACGTCTATCCGCGCCCGTTCTCCGATGTCGCGAAAGCGCTGCCGCCCTTCCCGTCCGATCCGCACTATGATGCGAAGGCGTGGGAGACGATGACGGCCCGGAAGGGTCCGGGCCGCGTCATGTTCTGGAATGTCGCCGGGCCTGCCCGGCCCTGATCAGGCGGCGGTGCGGCGCGCCTCAATGGCGATGACCGCGAGGTCGCGATAGCGCGCCATCGCCTTCGGGCTCGTTGAAACCGGATTGATCTCGATGGCCTTGAGGCCTTCGATATCGCCCGCCTCGGCAAGCGCGACGAGCTTGGCGAGCTTCGCCCGAAACCGCGCATGCGTCGGCTTCGAGAAATCCGGCGCTGCCGGAAGCGAGCCCGCCTGCGCCTGTTCGATGATCGCCTTGCGCTTGCCGGTCTTCGGGCCGCTCGGCCACGAAGCGGCGTTCGCTTGTGCAATCGGGTGATCGGCCAGCGTCGGATCGGTGATGCTGATCGCGGGCTCGCTTTCGGTGATCGCCCGCCAGCCGAAGCGGCCATCGGGCGTCTTGAACACTTCGAATTCGCCGGGCTTCAACCCGGCGCGCTGCGCGCCCCGCTGGGCGTTGAACTTCTTGTCGTAGGTCGTGGCTTCCGTGGTCATGGTCGTGGTCCTTCAGGATTGGGGTTCAGTTCGCGGTGACAAGCGCCGAGCGGCCTTCGGCGGTGACGCCGTAGATCAGCGGCAGGCGCTTGCCGAACGGGCTGGGGTTCTCGGCGACGAGGCGCATCGCCTCGATCCGCGCCTCCTCGAGGTTCTGCGCGCTCGCCCGGGCGTAGCGCCCGGTTCCGAGGAACAGGGCAACGTCGAAGCGAACGGCTTGGGCGAGAACCGCCGCGTTTGCGGCGTCGGCGGGATGAACTTTGCGGCGTTTCATGAGCGATCTCCGTCGGTTACGGGACCGCAGACAGCCTCGACACACAAACCGGAGCAACTGCTAAGTCGCTCTAATCGCTCATTATTCTAAGGTTGGGAGCGCAGCCGATGGGTCTGTCGCGAAGGGCCTATGCGCGCCATCGCGGCGTCTCCGACATGGCGGTTCGAAAAGCCATCGCCTCGGGCCGAATTACGGTTGAAGAGGACGGCACGATCGATCCTGCGAAGGCGGATCGCGCCTGGGGATCGAGTTCTGATCCCGCGCAGGTTCGCCCCGTCGCGAAGTCGCCGCCGCCACCGCGCGGCACGCCGCGTCCGGTGCCGTTGGCGGCCGTCGAAGCCGTCCGTGAAACCTTGCGCGAAAGCGGCGAGCCCGCGCCCGCCGCCGGCAACATGACCTTCGTTCAAGCGCGCACCGCCAACGAGGTGATCAAGGCGCAGGAGCGCCGCATCCGCCTTGGCAAGCTCAAGGGCGATCTCGTCGATCGCTCACGCGCGGTCTCAACGGTCTTTGCGCTCGCGAGGCGTGAACGCGACGCATGGGTGCAATGGCCAGCGCGCGCCGCCGCCCTGATCGCCGCCGAACTGCAAATCGATCCTCACCGCTGCGAGCAGGTTCTCGAAGCCCATGTCCGACGCCATCTCGAAGAACTCAGCCAAATCGGCATCGAGCTTCGATGACGGCTTCGACGGACGCGCGGAGATCATCACCGCCTGGAGCCGTGGCCTTGCACCCGATCCGGCGCTGACGGTTTCGGCCTGGGCGGATCGTTATCGCTTTCTGTCCTCGCGCGCTTCGTCCGAGGCGGGCCGCTATCGAACCGACCGGACGCCCTATATGCGCGGCGTCATGGATGCGCTCTCGCCCGGCAGTTCGGCCCGGCGGATCGTGTTCATGAAGGCGGCGCAGGTCGGCGCGACCGAGGCCGGCAACAACTGGATCGGCTATTGCATCCATCAGGCGCCGGGGCCGTTCCTCGGCGTCCAGCCGACGACCGATCTCGCCAAGCGCCTGTCTCAACAGCGCATCGAGCCGCTGATCGACGAAAGCCCGGAGCTTCGGGCGCTGATCCTGCCGTCGCGCTCGCGCGATAGTGGCAATACTGTGCTCGCCAAGAAATTCGCGGGCGGGCAGCTCGTGCTGACCGGCGCCAATTCCGCCGTCGGTCTGCGGTCGATGCCCGCGCGCTATGTTTTCCTCGATGAGGTGGACGCCTATGAGGGCGATGTGGATGGCGAGGGCGACCCGGTCGCGCTCGCCATCGCCCGCACGCGCACCTTCGGCCACCGCGCCAAGGTGTTTCTCGTATCGACGCCGACGATCAAGGGCCTTTCGCGGATCGAACGCGAATTCGAAGCGAGCGATCAGCGCCGGTTCTTCGTGCCGTGCCCGCATTGCGGCCTTTCGCAATGGCTCAAGTTCGAGCGCCTGAAGTGGACCAGCGGCCAACCGGCGAGCACCGCCTATCATTGCGAAGGCTGCGATCAGCCTATCGCGGAACACCACAAGACGGCGATGCTGTCGGCGGGTGAATGGCGATCAACCGCGACGCCGGCCGATCCGCATTGCGTCGGTTTCCATATCTCCGGGCTCTATTCGCCGGTCGGCTGGCTCGGCTGGGCCGATATCGCCCGCGAATGGGAAGCCGCTCAAGGCGATGATGCGGCGCTCAAGGCCGCAAAGAACACGCTGCTCGGCGAGACGTGGCAGGAACGCGGCGAAGCGCCGGATTGGCAGCGCCTCTATGAGCGGCGGGAAGACTTCGCGCCTTTCGTGCCGGGCTGCGGCCTGATCCTCACGGCCGGCGCCGACGTTCAGCACGACCGGATCGAGGTCGATATCTGGGCGTGGGGCCGAAGGCTCACCAGCGCGCTCGTCGAACACATCGTGCTCGAAGGCGACACCTCCCGCGAGGATGTCTGGGGAAAGCTGACAGCGCTGCTCGGCCAGACGTGGCGTCACGAGAACGGCGCACGGATGCGGATCGCGCGGCTTGCGATCGACTCGGGCGACGGGCGCAATACCGCCGCCGTCTATGCCTGGGTGAGGCGCGTCGGCGTCGGCCAGGCGCTGGCGATCAAGGGTGTCGATGGCTTCGACCGATCAACCCCGGTCGATGGCCCGACCTACGTCGATGTCAACGAGCACGGCCGCACGATCCGGCGCGGCGTGAAGCTCTGGAAGGTCTCGGTTGCCGTCTTCAAGTCGGAGACCTATCGCTTCCTGCGGCTTGACCGTCCGACCGACGAGGAACTTGGCGCAGGCACGCCGTTTCCGGACGGCTTCGTGCACCTGCCGAAAAGCGTCACCGCCGAATGGGTGAAGCAGCTTGTCGCCGAGCAGCTGGTGACGGTGCGCGACCGGCGCGGCTTCTCGAAACTCGAATGGCGGCAGATGCGCGAGCGCAACGAGGCGCTCGACTGCCGGGTCTATGCCCGCGCCGCCGCGTGGCTGCTCGGGATCGACCGGTTCGACGACGCCAAGTTCGAAGCACTCGAAGAAGAGCTTCGGGTTTCCGCTGAAGATGAAGCGCGGCCTGTCGATCAGCGCGGCCTCACGCCCACGACCGCGCCCGTGCGCCGCTCCGACTGGCTCC